GCCTGCAGAGCCAAGAACAGCAGCCGGCGAAACGCCAGCTTTAAGATAACGATCGAAAACTTTCGTAGGGTCGTTATAAGCATTCTCATAGTCAAACTGCTTTTGCCAGTTAGCATAATTAATCTCGCCCTGCTTCTGCATCTGCTCCAACGCATACTGCTGCTGAAGCTTCATTTGTTTTTGCTGATATTTCCACTGCCTCTTGAGGGATGGCTTAAAAAGGCTGGAGGCGACCTGACCGCCAGCGGAAATAGCGGCAGAGCCAAGCATAGCACCCGTGGAGATGGGTTCGATGTAAGACTTAAAATCAATGAGTCGCATATTACGGAAGCGAAAAATTGTTCGAGCGAATAATGTAGTCTACACGAACAGTATCAATATGAACACCTGCTCGAGCAACCTTAGCTTGTGCAGAACACGAAGCGAGAAAAAAGGCAGCCAACGCAGCAACGATAGACGAGACAAGCGTCCAAAACGCCTTCGACTTATAAAAAGGTTGTTGGGTATCAGACATGATAGTAAAATTTAAAGAACGATAGAAAAATGCGCGACCTCTCCTGCAGTCGTTACCAATAACCTCTAGCAATTCACGAACTCTTGCAAGAGGGGTCCGCGCACGTAGCATATATCGTCAAGTAAAGAATGTACTATTTTTCTTCAGAATCAGACGATTTTGAAGTAGGTTTAGCCTTATCGAGTTGAGAATCAATAAGTTCCTGACCGACCTCAAGACCGTCAAACTTATCCATACGGGAAAACGAGTTAGGGTCAAAGTCGATATCAGGGTTAAACTTCTCTCCCTTCTCGAAGTCAGAAGGCTCGACCGTCACGTCCGGACGACCAGGAAGAACATCGACAGAACCAGAACCATCGAGAACAGACAAAATACGCTGGCCGCGTGAAACATAATCTTCGCGGTCTTCAATCATCCAATCTAATGCCATAAGACGTAATATTAACGGTTAGACAAACGAGTTGCAAAGGTTTTATTAATAAGGGTCTTCTTTTGAACAGCATAAGACATGTTCACAAAAAAATTATCCTCCATATCAGAAGCAAAAGGTGAATTAACCTGCGACAAATCAACAAAAAGAGCAGGTGCGTAATCAGCCTTCGATGGCCAATAGGAGCTCCAATTCAATTGACGCTGCTGCACCCAATAAGCATAAAGGGGGCGACCTCCAACATTTCCGGAGGTACTAGCAATTTGACCCAAGACTTCATCATAAGAAGAACGAAACTCATTAAAGCAGGGTTCTTGCGAAAAAGTCGCCTCGATAAAGCCGCCAACAAGATTGCCAAAACGCCAATTAGGTACGCTCTGATATCCTATATCATTGTAAATCGGATTGAAGTAATCAGAGCCTCGATAATTCAAGTAGTCAGGCTTAATCTGCGACCAGTAATAAACAGGTCGAATACTTAGCATATCAATCAAATAACCAGGTTCACGGAAGTAGTAAGACTGTCGGCGACCTAACCTATCATTGAAAGCGATAGAACCGCCCTGCTGACCGAGCGGACTGGATCCAGACTCGACGGCGAAATTATTCGGGCCGGCTTGATTCATAATAACCTGCACGTTAATAGTCTGAGAAGCGCTAAAGAGAAGCTTAGGGCGGTCTACATGCTCAATTTTAGAAGCAAAAAACGTTTCCAGCCAATCACTATAGCGGCTTCCTCCTGCACCGAGCAAATCTTTGTATTCCTGAAGACGAGAAGCAATGGCCAACTGTGGAATAGTTTGGACACCAACCATCGAAACGGCAGAACTACTACCAATAGGAAGGAGTCGACTAAACCGGTCAGGATTAGACGGGATGGCGGCCATAGGATGAGCGAGATTAAAAATAATAGGCTCAGCGAGACCCTTTGTATCATCAATCGAATTAAATTGGTCAATAGGAGCCGACTTTCCCCAGACTTGAAGCGCGGTTGGTTGAGACGCAACCGGATAGCCGTCGCCGGAAGCACCAGCAGCCGCACCAGAAGAGGCAATATCGGAAGCGATAATCTGCCGAAGCAAAGCAGAACGGCAATAAGTATTATTGGAAGATGCTACAGCTGCGGGGTAAAACTGACTCTCAAAATAAGCATCAAGGAATTCGATATTACCATAACGTTGGGTAAAATACGAATCCGAACCCGTCGAATTAAAAACGTAGGTGCCATTGGAAGCGGTAGAGTGGCCTGTTACGGTGTAATACCAGGAAGCGGGCCAAGCAAAGGAATAGAGTCCCCACTGCGAATAGCTATAATAATTTCGGACAATATCCCAATAAGCAAGATATGTATCAGCGTTAGCCCAAGTACCTCCAACAACACCCGAGGGAAGGGCAATACCGCTAGTTAAAGCAGGCGTAGTATAATCAATAGAACGGTTAGACACACGTAACCAATACATAAGTGAATTAGAAAAAGTCGCAGTAACAGAAGGAGTCGCACCAGTCGAAGGTACTCCCGGAATTGAGTTAATCCAGTTAAGACTCAGATTGTTCATATCAAACTTGCTGCTATTAGTCCTCAATTCAGGGTGATATAACTGCAGAGGCACCCAAAAACGATGAAGTCGAATTGTATAAGGGTTAAACGTCGGAACAGCAAGCGGATTGCTACGAACATCGATGCCTTGCTCAATAGAAACTCGGTCGCGGGCATTAATAAAGTCAATACGCACCGGATATAAAATACCCGGCGAACATGTAAAAGCTTTACTCTCGGGGACATCATAGCGAGAGTAGCCGTTTACAGCGTGTGAGATAAAGGGTTGTTTTCCCATAAATTAAATAATTAGTTGAAGGTTATAATGATTACTCCAGAACTGGAGAATATCTCGATTTAGCCAAGTAGGAGGGTCAAAGTCGGGCAACCTCCGAGAGGACGCGGAGAAACGCATTACTTGCTTCTGCTCCCAAACATACGACGCTCTACGGGATACGGCGGAATTGAGATTGAACCGCTCAACACACAAAGACACAATACGCTTAACCAAAGAAGACTTGCTAAAATGTGCGTAAGCATCAGCAGCGGTAATCGAGCGCATGACCTCGTCTTCCGGTTTAAGGTATCTAAGGTAGTATCGAGGAATCGCGTAGTTATAATCGATATTCTTCTTACAGTCAAAATAAGACCACGTCGAAACACGAGCAGAAGGGCGAGGCATATAACCAAGGAAATCACCAACGCCAGCAGATACGAATTTTCGCGTATAACGGCGATGTTGGAGGAGACAAGATAAAGACGTAAATTTTCCATCTACAGTAACATATTTGTCCGAAATTTCTTCGGGATTAAATTGAATTTGCTTAGTAACATATTTGACGCAATATCGAGCGCGCTTGTGAGTAGCCTTCGATAGCCAAACAAAACCGAGGTCTCGAACAGCAGCACGAATCGTATTATAGAAAACATTTGTGCCGAACAGAAAGCCGTGAAAATGCAATCGGGGCTCGCTTCCCGTCTCTGGATGGGTACCAAACTCCTGGAAAAAGGCATGTTTAAACGAATGGCCGAGTTTGTGCCGCAAACGCTCATTGAAACGACGAATGAATCGAGAAGGATCAAGCAGAGCTTCATTGTAATACTTGGGAGCAATCGTTATTGTAATAAAAATAGCCTGCTGACTATTAGCCTTACAACAGGCAAGCTCGCGCTCCAGGCGAACAAACCAATCATTGCGCTGGCGACGCAAGCAGTCTTCACACTTTCCACAAGGAACCATCAGCCATTGGCGGGCGATATCCCAGGGACGAAGAGCTAAAGCCGACTTAGCGACGTCAGAGCCATTACGACAAGGGTTCTTCTTGTCGAAATAGCGCCGGTTACGTATCCATATGGGAGACTGGCAAGCCATAACTAGAACAGACTTTGACAATAATCGTATTTAGTGCCAGGAGCATAATAACGGGAGTTTGCGACGTAATCCCTTGCATCCTGTTCGTACTCAAACCAGGCAACAACTATTCGTCGTTTTCCCGCGTATTTTCCAACGGACCACCGAAAAGAACGACCATCAATCACAGGAGAATATTTCAGAGCGTCATACGTGTCCATAAAAATTTAGATATAAGGGCGATCGATTCGGCAAGCCGACTGCGATCAAATGGAGAAGCAGGCGCGGGGTCCCTTACCCACTTCGTGGGTGGCCACAGCCTTCGGCTGTCCGCACCTGCTTCGAAAACCAGTTAAAGAACTCTCCCACCAAGAGGACGGGTCACTACTTTAGTGCCCTTTCCTTTCTTCTTTCGACGTGCTTTCATCATCAGTCAAATCAAAATCAAACATAAGAACGAGGGTGTTATCGAAAAACTCGATCGCAAAATTCGGATACGAGATAAGAGCCGAGATCAGACCCAAAACAGAATGATGCTCGATACAGGGCGAATCAGAAACGCTAGAGCACTCCAAATACTTTGAAAGAGGAGCAATCTTAAGAGTGTCAAGAGGAAGTGTCGTAAACTGACCATCTTCAAGACGGCCTACCTGGACAAGATCAACCTTAATGGCAGGGTTAATACGACGAATAACAACATGAATCTGTGTCATAACGATATTATTTAAAATTATTTTGAAAGTTAATGCAAAAACGACGCCAAGCGAAAGACAATTTAAACCAAAAATCAAGGCCTTCGGGTGTGCGAGAGAATATAAAACTCATAGAAACAAGATCGCCTACGCCTACACGAGACGAAAGCAATACACCTTGAATTCGATGACGAAGCACAGCTCAAAATGAACTATTGTGTTTCTCATCAAACCCGCAGTTTGATCTAAAAGCAGAAAATACACCTCGACAACGAAGCCACTCGACGAACAGGTAATCTACGGCATCGATTGACAATTCGGAAATAGTTGAAACCCTAGTCTTTTTCATGATAATGAGGTTATTGGTTTACGATGCAAAAATAAGCAAAAACAAACAATCCGTAAAGTTCAAAAAGGTCGAAAAAGATGTTCAATTTCTCTGATGATAGTTGCGACGAGTATAGGTGCTACTAGTCGGGTCTCCCGATGGACCGTAAATTTCCCTCACTTCCTCATAGCCTTCGGGACCGGCAGGGCCTGCGGCCTTGCGACCAGCGTAGGAAGCAGCGGCGATACCTGCGGCAGTAGCAAAAGCCTTTGTAACATCATAAAACAGAGCGTTCTTATTCTTGCGGATAGTAAACCAGTTACCGGACAGACTCTGGCGACCTGCGCCAAGATCAAGGCCACGAAGACAAGAGTAATATTCGCGACCTGTAATCTCCTCGAATTCTCCAGTGGGTTCGCCTTTCTCGTTGACCAAGGGAACCTTTACGGGGGTTTCCCAGGTGACTTCAAACATACGTTGCATATCCTTCTGCTGAATGTCAAGAATATCAGCACGAGAACGGGACTCACGTGCGGAAGCTTTAGCAGCATCGGCGACAGCGCAAAGATAGGCAAGGTTGGCAGCTGCAGACTGTTCGAGAAGAGGAATCTCAGCATCGTTTTCAGCACGAATACGCTTAGTGCGCTCAACCTGCTCAGCATAAGCAGCTTGAACGCGCTGGAAATCATAGGTGGCAGCGAGGTCTGCATACTTATTGTAAGCCTCCTGATTAATAGCCAACTCGCCATAATAACGAGCGAGCGAAGACTGACTACCAATGTTAGCTCGCTTCAATTGCTTCTCGAGCTCAATAAGGGCCTGGCCTTGTTCCCTGGTGGGCATCTTGTTACGAATGTCATCAGCTTGGGCATTATCAAGATTAGCGGCAGCCTCATTGCGCTCAATGGTTGAATTAAGACCCATGGCTTCAAGGGCGGCACCAACAGCAGCAGAACCAGCGCCGGGGGATAAAGGACTGGAAAAATCAAACGAACCGCCCGAAGGGCCTGAAGCGCCTACAGAACCGGCAGAGCCGCCGGACATAGTCGCGTTGATGCCAACGCCTGCAGAGCCAAGAACAGCAGCCGGCGAAACGCCAGCTTTAAGATAACGATCGAAAACTTTCGTAGGGTCGTTATAAGCATTCTCATAGTCAAACTGCTTTTGCCAGTTAGCATAATTA